ACACCTCAAATCACTAAGATTATTAAGAAGTTAGACGTTATTCGATTAAAATTATTTAATGAGTTCTATGAACACGGATACATTAAAATGTAACCTTTGTTTTTCTCATATTTATACGTAAATAATACATAAATATTATGGAAAATTTCAACCAAGTTATATTTGGTAAGAAGACTTTCTCGGACTTATTACAGGATATATATAAGACTACTAAGAAAACTGAAGATAGAATTGAGGAATTAATAATGGCTCTAAAACCATTTATTAACTCACCAGCGGAAGCTGTGATGATTGTGCCACTTATTAAGGAATATTTGGATGTTCAGGTAAAGAATAATGAACATTTGGTAAGAATGGCGGCAGTAGTGCAAAGAGCTATGTCAAATAGCGCAGCTGCTGGTAGCAATGATTTATTGATATCTGAAGAAGAAAAAGAACAATTGTTACTTGAGGTTAAGAAAATGGGTGAAGATACTAAACAACTAGAAAATGTTGACGTTAGCGCTAACAAAATATTAGAAAATGGTAATTAAACACGGTTTAGCCTCTTTACGCACCCCAGCATCATCCGGTGGTTCCCCCTTTAAATTTATAGTGGGTAAGGTATTTGCTACTGTAATGGATGATAAAACACCTTCTAAAAAAGTATTTGATTTATGTGGTGGATGGGCTGGTATAGGTACAGTGTTGTTTAAGGTTTATGATAATAATAAATCAAAAGATAAATACGAAGAAAATAAAACAAGTGATTCTGTTTTAGGGTATTCTTTAGCTAAACCATTTTTTCCTAATCAAAAATATTATCCATTAAATGGAGAATTAATTTTAGTTTTTTCTTTACCATCCCCGGGTTCTCAAAAAAGTAAAGTTAGTAGTAGATCTACTTACTATTATATAACAAATATTAATATATGGGGTAATAATCATTCTAACTCTCAAACAGAAGATCCTAATTTTCCTTTAGGTTTAGGATTTGATGAAAATCCAAAAATAGAAGGAATTTTACCTTTTGAAGGCGATTATGTACTTGAAGGTAGATTTGGAAATACTTTAAGATTTGGTTCTACAAATAAAATTAACACAGGAGAAAATTTTTGGAGCGATAGTGGTGCAAATGGAGATCCAATTACTATTTTAACTAATGGTCATAAATTTGGAAGTGGAAAGTTATATGTTGAAGATATTAATAATGATGCTTCTTCTTTATATTTAGCTTCTACTCAAAAGATTCCTTTAGAGGTTTCTAAAACAAAATTAAATCCTCTTACTACAACTTCTTTACCTAACAAATATATAGAAGGATCTCAAGCAATACTAGCAGCAGATAGAGTTATTCTTAATTCTAAAAAAGAAAACGTATTGTTATTTGCTCAAAATAATATTGAACTATATACTAAAAATACTATTAGCTTAGATGCTGATGATAAAACAGTAATAAATTCACCCGTTATACTTTTAGGATTAAATGGAGATAAAATCCCTGAAGAACCTGTATTATTAGGTAACGAAACAGTTAACTTATTAAATTCTTTACTTACAAGCTTATCCACATTTAGCACAATATGTTCTTCAGCTTTAAGTGGAGCAAAAGGAACCCCTATTACTCAGCTTAATACAGCTGCTAGAGGATTAAAAGAATCAGTTGATAATTTAATTCCAAAATTAATTGACATTAAATCACAAAAAGTAAGAGTAGCTAAATAATGCCAAATACAGTTAACATATCAGGATTAGTTTCTAATCTATCATCAGCGAAGGGTAAATTAGAATCTCTTAAAAATAACATAGATGCTTCTAAATTAGCAGACTTAGCTATTCAGAAGGGAAAACAAATGACATCAGGACCTGTTCAACAGGTTTTAAACGATATAGATACTGCTAAAAAGAAATATGATACTTTAAAAACAGATACTGCTAAAAAATTTGAAAATTTAGATAAACGTATTGTAGATAAATCTATTACTAGAGAAGAAGCAGATCGTATTAAACAAACTTTACAAGGAAATTTTGATAAAGAGGAAAAGGACTTAAATGAATTTATTGATAAAAAAACAGAAGAATACAATAAATTACTTAGTAATACTAAGGAAGCTGTAAAAGCTAAATTAAAAAAAGCTGATGAAAAAATAAAAGCTGCTTTAAAGAAAAGTCACAAAAGAGCTAAAAGAAAAAATCCTGGTATAATAAGAGATTTAATAAGTAAAGCAGCTAAAGCAGCTAAACAAAATCCTGTTCCTATAATAATGGCTGCTTTAACTATAACTTGTCAATTAATTTCTGTAAGAAATAAAAAGATTGAAGAATTAGTCGACAGTGTAAATAAAGTTATTGATAATATTCAATCTAAAGATGATGTTAAAAAAGCTACTTTATTAAGAAACGATGCTATAAGAGTTATAAAAGAAAATGAGGCTAAAATTAATTCTATAAAAAATACTTTAGAAAGAATAGCACTCATATTATCAATATTGGATATAATTTTATTCTTAGCAGATATTCTTTTACCAATTCCTACACCATCTCCTTCACCAGACTTTGTAACTCCTTCTAAAGAAAGATTTAGAAAGAAGTATGAATTAGCTGTTGAAATTATAACAAGTTTACTAGCAGCTATTGCTATTATTGAAACGTTATTAGATAGAATTATTGAAGAATTAGAAGATCAAAAAGAAAGACTTAAAGAAATTGATGCTTTCTTTGATGAACCTTCAAATCTAGCTGCATTTGATAGAACAGATTTAGACAAAGCATTAGCAGTATTATCACCATCAGGTAATCTTGGTACATTAGGTACAGGATATAAAGGATTTAAGTTTGCTCTTAAAGAGGAAAACGATCCTAAATTCGTTGTTGCGGGGAATAAGCGTAGATATGCTGTTGCTATTAATAATGATGGTATGGAAGTATTACAATCCTCTCGATCATTTACACTAGACCCAGATATTCTTATTGAAGAACTTAAATTAATCATAGATCAACAAAATCTCAAACCTTAATATTTATTGTTATGGAAGCTAAACAATTTAAATCACTAATTAAAGAAGCAGTACGTGAAGCAGTTCGTGAAGAACTTGGCTTAATGCTGTTAGAACAATTAAAAAGTGGTGTAACACCACAAACTCAACCAATTAACGAAGGTCGTTCATTATCATTTGATAGTGGGGATGTACATAGCGTTGGTATGAGATCCCAAATGGGTAATAAAATGGCAGAAATGTTCGGAATGCCAAGTGGAGCTAAACCTCAATCACAATTGAAAGTAGACCCTACAAGTGACAATCCATTCGCTGCGTTTATCAATGATACAGCAGCTAACTTAAGCCCTCAAGAAATGAGACAAATAGTACAAACTCAAGGTTAATAAATGGCAACACCTAAAATATATCGTGTAGATCCTAGAGACTTGCAAAGAAATATTGCAATTGGTGTTGGATTGCCTTTTAATAAACCTTCTGCATTTAAAAGTACTTATAGTACTAAAGAACAGGTTAAATACAATTTAATTAATCTTTTATTAACTAATAAAGGTGAACGAATTGAAAATCCTGAATTTGGTTGTGATATAAAGAAATCTATATTTGATTTTATTAATAACGATAACATTAATAAAATTAATGATAATATTAGAAAAGGAATAGCAATTTTTATTCCTGAAATAAATTTAGAAAACATAGCAATTACTCCTGCTGAAGACCAACATTTGGTAAATATAAAAGTAGAGTATAGTATGAAAATTTCAGGAGAAGCTGATGAAATACAAATTAATTTTGAATAATGTCTGAAACAAAAAACATATCATATCTAAATAAAAGCTTTAGTGACTTTAAGGCCACATTGATAAAGCATGCTAAAACATATTTCCCTACAGCGTATAATGATTTTTCAGACGCTTCTCCAGGAATGATGTTTATTGAAATGGCTTCGTATGTAGGTGATGTATTATCATTTTACTTAGATACTCAATTCCAAGAAAACTTACTTTTATATACAAAAGAAAAAAGCAACGCTTTATCATTGGCATATGCATTAGGTTATAAACCTAAAATGTCTTATGCCTCATACGTTGACTTACAAATATCTCAAAAAGTTCCTATAGTAACTAATTTACTAAACAACACTCAAATTCCAGATAGTAATTATTATATGATAATTCCTGAAAACAGTGTTGTTGAAAGTGTAAGTGGTACTAAATTTTTAATTACTGAATTAGTTGATTTTTCTAAAGAAGAAAATAGAACTGTATCTTTTGAAGAGACAGGTTATTATAGAGTTACAAAAACAGTAAAAGCTATATCTGCTGAAATTAAAACAACAACAATTGATTTTGGATCAACTCCTCAAAAATTCACTAGTGCTACTATATCTGATAATAAAATATTAAATATATTACAAGTTACTGATGAAAATAATGGATTATGGTATGAAGTTCCTTATTTGGCTCAACAAGGTATACCTCAAAAGTCAACTAACCCAACTTACAATACTGATTCAATTCCTTATTTATTAAGTTATATTGAAACACCTAAAAGATTTGTTACTAGATTTAAAGAAAACGGTGATTTAGAATTGCAATTTGGAGCAGGAACAAATGCTTCTTCAGATTCTACTATATTACCTAATCCTAATAACTTAGGTTTAGGAGTAGATGTTAATGTATATGATCCAAATAATACATTTAACAGAGCAGCAGTAGTAACTACAAGAGAATATGGACTAGCCCCAACTGGTATTTTAACTATAAAATATCTTGTTGGTGGTGGTATTTCATCAAATGTTTCTTCTAATGAAATTGTAAGTAGAAAGTTTAATTTAGCTGATATTTCATTTAACGGAGCTGTGTCAACTCCTCAAGATACAAATATCTTTAACAGTATGATTATTACAAATCCTGAACCTGCTATTGGAGGTAGAGATGAAGACACAGTTGAAGAAATTAGACAAAATACTCTTTATACTTTCTCTTCTCAAAATAGAGCAGTAACTAAAGAAGATTACATTAATAGAGTACTTAGCATGCCTAGTCATTTTGGTGCGGTAGCTAAAGTATACGCAATTAATGACTATGAACTGTCTTATAAATCAGGAAATGATAGATTATTAGATAATAATCCTTTAGCTATTAGTTTATATGTTTTAGGATATGATGCAAATAAAAATTTAATTACACCTCCTACAGCTCTTAAAACAAATATTAAGAATTATTTGTCTCAATATAGAATGGCTACAGATGCTATTAATATTAAAAATGCTTATTATCTTAACATAGGTATTAATTTTGATATTTCTATATTGCCAACATTTAATAATAAAGAAGTATTAAGTAACTGTATAAGTGCTTTAAAAGATAAATTTAGTATTGAAAATATGCAGATAAATAAACCATTAATTATATCTGATATTAACTCTACTTTAATACAAGTTAAAGGAGTTCAATCAATTACTAAAGTTGAAGTTGTAAACAAATCTGGTGGTGATTACTCTCCATACAGTTATGATATCCATGGTGCAACTAGACATAACGTATTATATCCATCAATG